CAATCGTCAACCTAATTAAAGAATCTGGAGTATCAATTGATATAACTCTAAAACTATTTAAAGTAATTAATCCAGTATCATAATCGATTGTTCCTATATTAGGATTAATAATTTGTTTTTGAACATTAGAATCATAATAAAAAGTTCTCAATGTTCCATATCTGGAGTCTAAAACAGCTACAGCTGAAGCTGCATATCCATTACCACCAGATAAATTTATTAAAGCTCGTGTATATCCTGATCCTCTGGAAATAAGATTAATACTTTCTAATTTTCCATTAACAATTACAGCTTCAGCAACAGCACCGGTACCATCACCAGTGATAGTGACTGTTGGAGTAGATGTGTATCCTATTCCAGCCGAAACAACAGAAATTGATGAAATACCCGTAAATGAATCTGGAGTTTCTTCTAATTGAGCAGTTCTTAAAATACCAGCTGCGTCAAATAAACCAAATTCTGAAGACTCTAATTTATTTGTTGTTGTTCCTCTATGTAATTTAGAATTAAAATCAATATTATATGTTGCAGATATTCCTAATTGGGGTTCAAATCTTTTTTGTAACCTAACAATTACCTCCGACCCAATTATAGAATTTGTATCAACCCTATCAATTTCATCTTGATATTTTGATAATACAAAACTACTATTAAATTTGTTTAAATTACTCACATTATAAGAAATAGCCGCATTATTAATTGCAGATTTTAATTGCAGCTCAGTTAAACTTGTTTTTGATTTTGTATATTTTACTGTGTTTTTTAACACAACATAAAGATATATTGGATCCAATATTTGTGGCGTAATTGAAACTATTGATTTTGGAGTAATAATTTCATTCACAATTCTTTCTTTTTCTGTTTCTGAGATATAATAATTATTTTTCGGTTTTAAAGATATGAAAACTTTACCGTAAACTGGAGGAGTATTATCTTCTCCTCCCCATACAGAAATTGAATCAATATCAGCATAATTGTTTAAAATATATGATTCATAATCTTTGAATGTTACTAATCTATTTTGTGCTGAAAATTGAGCAGCTGCGGAATATTTAATATTATCAACACTCTCACGGCTATCACCACCAGCAGCCGAGCTCACAGGATTAATAATAAAATTTGTATGGAGGTTGCCTAATGAATCCGTTAAACTTGCAGTAGCTACAAAGTTGTTGGCATTATTTGCAACTGTTCCATTTGTCAGTAAATATGATGTCGATACGATTGCTCCATCAGGTAAAGATTTACCAACACTACCATTACCAAAATAAATTTGATAGTTTCCATTTTTACCTTCTTGTAAAAAGTAAACCTCAGAAGTGGATGAGATATCTAAAACATCAGTCACTTTAGAATAAACAGTTGATGCTGTATTTGAAACAGATGGTTGAACTGTGACTTTTAATGTTGTTGTATCAATATTTGTATCAGGTAAAGTAAATATATTTTTTGGATTAGAAGACTGATTATGCGTAAAATTATATGATGTTAATTGACCTTCATATAATTTAATATTTTCAAAAAAGAATTGAGTATTTGATTTTGTTGCAATTGCATCTTCCAGTACCACAAAATTATAAGATTTTGAATCTATCTGATTGGATAAAAATGAAAAACCAACAGGAAGAGTTAAGGTACAATCTGTTGATGTTCCAGATTCAACCGTAAGATTTACAATTGCAATAGGAGCTCTATCAGAATAGGGAACATAGTTTAATACTTTAGCATGTGAAACAACAGAATCACGGAGTAAAGCAGTATCAAGGAATGCCTCATTCGCCACCATGTTAACATAATATGCGTTGTAATGGGTATTATATGCTAATAAATCAATCAATACTGAAAGCCCAGCACCATCAAAGTCATAGTCTGTAAATTCAGATTGTTGATTTAAAAATGTTTTTAAATTGGTCTTGATTGTATCAAAATCAAGCTCAGTCACCCGTAATCGGTCTGCCATGTTATCTAATTCTCTCTAAAAAGAAATTAATCGTAATTGGGTTTGCATTGTTAATAACAAAAAATTCAAGTGTTACTTTATATCCATTATTGTCTGGATCAGCTGCAGCTGTTACTTTTGAAACTTGAACTCTTGGTTCAAAGTTTTCTACTGTTTCAGTAATTTCTCTTTCAATTTGTGCAGCTGTAACTGTATCAACATTTTCAAATAAAAGACGGCGTATATTACTTCCAATTTCTGGTTGGAATGGTCTTTCATAATGGTTTGTTAAAACCAAATTCTTAACTGAATTGATAATCGCATATTCATTTTTATGCGTATTAATGTCCTTACGAATTGGATGAATGGTAAAATTCAAATCCAAATCTTTAAAGGATCGTGTTGAGTTTATATCTACTGTAGCCATATTCTATTTATTCAACCTCGGAGGCAGAATTTACATCCGAGCAATCTGTTCCGCCCGTTCTTGTATCAGCTGGACATGAAAAGTCTGTTTGGCCAGATTGTTTTCTATTATAGAAATTACCACCAATCCATTGATGTAAATCTCCATTATATCTTATATTTGATTGCCCTTTAATAGTTTCAGTTTTACTACCTACACTTGCATTAAAGGCACCGCCTACGGTAAGATTGAAATCACCGCCAACTTTCCAATTAACATTACCATCAACATAAACGGTAACATTACCCTTAACATAAACCTGTTCATTACCAATAATGACTTCAAACTTATCTTTTTGTATGCGTTCAGCACGGTCTCCAGCAGGTCCCCATTCAACATATGAGCCTGACCTATGATACAAGTGTATCCTTTCAAAATCTTTTGTGTCATCGAACTCTAGGGCGTGTCCTGATTCACTTTCATATACATTGTTATATGGGTAAGTGGCATTGTAATATGGGTCTGGCTCAACTCTACTTGCCTTCTTTGCTTTCTTTTGGGAAACAATAGAATCATCAATTGATTCGTTTCTTGCCAAGCGTGAAGTTGTTGGCTCATCCAATTTTCTTGGATAACCAGTTTGTGTTTCATTTGGTTTAACTGGCGCCGAAGTGAGTGCATCACCTGTTCTTGGGTCTGAAAATGCTTCTTGTGCGTTTGCAGCCTTCAATGGAATACTTGGAAATGAACCTAACATAATTGGTTCTTGTGCATTTTCACCATCAATAAAGAAACCAAAAACCATGTCACCTTCTCTTGGTGCATGTGGGCTTGAATTATTAACTGGAAGTGAAGGCATAGCCCAAGGCAAGTCTGCTGTTGGTAATCGCATTTTATCTTCAGCATGCCAACCAATACATCTTACACGGCATCTTCCCATCTTTAATGGGTCTTGTCGGTCTTCAACAACACCTACCCACCAGATGAATCCGTTTTTACCAGCAAAATCTTTTGAGTCTTCGTTTAATTGCATATTAATAATTCAACACAGCTTCAGTTTGTCTTGGGTTACCCGATGGTATAAATTCGTTATTAGTAGAAGTTGTTGCTACTTCAATAATTGTTTCGTGTTTTTCATATCCAATAATTTGTCGAGTAGCTACAATTACATATTTACCAGATAAACTTGGGTCATCATTTGAATCACCCTTTTGTTTAAGACTAAAAGATGGTGCAGTTACATTTACATTAAATCCTGATGTTAATTGAAAATTACCAGGCATTACAAGTTTTAATCTTTTGGCCATTAAGTTTTGCAGTATAGCTTTTCTTTGAAAGATATAGTTTTCTTGGCTTTCCACTTTTGATATAGAAGTTGGGTCATTCTTCTTAATGTATTCAGAATACTGACGAGCTGTACCAAATAAACTAACTACTTTTTTAGATTCAAAAGCCGCATCATTTAATTGACCATCACGGTTTTGCATTGATGTGAAATTAGGATTATCATTACCATGTTTCATACCCGAGTAATGGTCACCAAAACTTATATTCTTTGAAGCAAATGACCTAGTCATTGGGTCAAAACCAATAAACTTACCTGCATTAACACCACTTCGTGTTTTTTCAATAGTATCATTTTGAGCTAACACTTCTAAACTACGAGCGCTACTAATTTCATCAAGTGAATTTTTACCTGGTTGATTTTTAACTTCAAATTTAATATTTAATATTTCTTGTTGAGTTAAAAGTGTAGATAGTGAAGCAAAATTATAACCAACTAAATTTTGAAAGAAGACATAATTTGGAGAGCCATTTTTATCTAAAGCTCTTTTAGCACACCATTCGATAGCATCAAATGGTCTTAAATTTGGAACCACAATCTTACGAAGACCTGAAGTTGGTTCATATATGCCACCCAAATTACTAGGAGGAACTTTGAGATAATTTTGTAATATCTTTTCTGCTACACCAGAGTAAGTTGTTTCATAACTTTGATTTACTCTTTGTTGGTCTGAAAACAATAATTCATCTGATACAAAATGTAAGATTGATGATTCACTTGTTTGATTATCATTTTTACGATTTGATTGTTTATAGACACGAAATGCTTTTTTAAATTTAGCAATATCTGAATTCTCATCTTTTGAGATATCCATTAAAATGGATTCAGAACCATCAAATAACAGCTTACCTGATAGACCAACAGAATCTCGAATCATTATTGTTCCACTCATTACAGGCAAAAACATCGAATCATAGATATTAATTTCTTCAAATATTGAAGTAATATCAATTGAACCAGCTTTGGTAACCAAAGTTAGCTCATTGACCTTAAAATCGGTGGACTTTTTTACTTCTAAACTCATTATTTAATTACTCTTTTAAATTCTTTTTCAACTTCAGGAACAAAATCACTTTTTAATAATCTAATTTCTCGTTTAGCTTCATTCAATTCAACTTCATAATCATAATATGTTTGTGTTGTTTTCGAAATAGTTTCTGTGATAGACGAACTATTATTTAAAGTGTATGCTATTGATGTTGCAGCTATGTTGGCATATGTATTAGCATCAACAGTAATCTTCTCTACAATATCTGTTCCATCAGCTGATGTTCTGGTAATATTTTTAAAATAAGACTTAACATGGCTTGTATTTTGAGCCCATGAAATGCCCGTAACAGAAGTATTAGCCGTATCAGCATATTGATTGGCTGAATACTTTGTATTGATATATCGAATGAGTGTCCTTGAATCTAATGGCCAATCATATTGTGGGTCAATGATATCATTAAACAATAATACAATCCAATGTCTCTCAACATGGTCATAAAATTTAGCAGCTATAATTTCTGGAGTATCAGAATCTTTAATTGTATATTTGTAAAATGCTGATGAATTCTCTTTTAGTTTTTTTTCAAACCCAAAACGAGCAATAATATTGGTAACAGTATCAATACCAGATGGTGTATTATTACTGGTGTAGAATGTTTTTGGAAAATAATTAAAATATTTAGCCATTTATTAAACCTTTTTATCACCTTGTTTAATACCTGAACCCCTAAAGTTTTTAAAGTCATCTTTAGTGAGGTATGTTGTTTCTTTAAATTGTAAAGTTATATTAATTGCAACTGGCATACCTGTGCGACCTAATGCAGGTGCAACTTCACCAGGAACTTCGTATGCTGAAAAACCATTTGGTGCATAATTGACATCAATGGTTGTAAGAACACAAGTAGCAATTGGAGGAATGTTGGGGTTTTGTGAACCACCATAATAAAACTTAATATCAAATTCTGATGGTGGAACTAAAAATCCTCCAGCATCTTTTAGTAATTCAGGTGCTTGATGAAAACGAAGTCTCTCAATAATTTTTTGAACCTCAAGCGCTTCATTTTCATCTCTTGGATAAAATGAAAAATCAAATTGAAATGTTCTAAAACTTGGTGATTGATAAATCAACTCAAGCATTGGATTACGAACTGCACCAGTTAATTTTTGAAATCCTAATTTAGCCGTTCCTTCACCAACTAATCCACCAGCAACATCTGCACCAGCAGATAGTGCTTCCATGCCAGCTGATTTGTAACCACTTTTGATTGCTTTTGCTATAGAACCCATAGTGCCTTGGCCACTATTAAAAGCATCAACAGCTGAACCACCAGCTGCAAGAGCTCTACCACCAAGTTCGTTACCTAATTCTAGGTCAGAATAACTTTGCGAATAGTTATATAACATTGTATCAGGCATATACAATGCAATAGCATCGGTTGTTAATGTGGTTGTTCGATTTATTAAATTTTTACTTGTGATATTCTTAATAGAATTATCAATAACAGATTGTGTTGATTGTGAATCGCCTGAGAATAGAGTATTTTGACCAAATAAATTACCAAGACCACCAACAGCACCATTTAAACCACCAAGTGCTTTACTTAAACCTTGACTAGCTGCATTTGTAATGCCAGCAATTTTACCGCCAGTTGATGAATTAATTTTATTTAACCCGCCATTAACTTGACTTAAAAGCCCGCCGCCAAAATTGGAAGAAATATTACTTATATTATTTAAACCAGAAGCTGCTGTTTTTGGTATTCCTGGAATAGCATCTGTGGCTGGCTGTCCCTTAAATGATGTTTTTGTTTGTTCACGGATATAAATGACCATATAATGGCCTTTATCGTAGTTGCCCACATCTGCTGGATATCTAAAAGTATTCTTTTGAAATTGACTACCTTCGAGAGCTGATAGTGGACCAAATTTTGTACCACTCTGTTTATTAAAAGTGATATCTCCAAAACCGAAAAGTGACATGTGTTAAATCCAGAGGTGAATTGTAGTAATTAGCATAGATAGTATTTATGTCATATAAAGGATGGTTTAGACCAAAAAACCCAAAGAAATACAAAGGTGATGCCACTAATGTGGTGTATCGTTCTAATTGGGAATTGAGAGTGATGAAGCATTTCGATGAAGACCCTAATGTTCTATGGTGGGCTTCGGAGGAACTTGTCATTCCATACCGTTCGCCTATTGACCAAAGGATGCACCGTTACTTTCCAGACTTCATAGCTCGTGTTCGTCAAAAAACAGGCAAAGAAAAAACGATTGTCATTGAAATCAAACCAGAAAAACAAACTAAAAAACCTATTCAAAAACGACAAACTAGAAGATTTCTCGAAGAAGCAGCGACCTATGCTATCAACCAAGAGAAGTGGCGTGCAGCTGATATCTTCTGCCAAAAAGAAGGTTGGGACTTCATGGTTCTAACTGAAAAAGACCTTGGCATTTGAGATAAATAGACGATGGCATATTTACTAAACCGCATCAAAGAATCACTAGCTAAAGAAGGATTAACTCCTAGGACTAATCAAGCTCGTGAATGGCTTCGTATGAAAATTCGAGATTTAAAACCTACTCGAACCGCCCTACTAAAAGACAGAGATAGATTGAAAGAACGGTCTGTTATAGGCAAGATGTATTTTTACTTTTATGACCCAAAGACTAAAGAAAAGATGAAATACTATGATAGATTTCCATTGGTTATTCCAATTGAAAGATATAATGATGGGTTTCTAGGATTAAACCTACATTATATTCATCCAAAGTATCGTATGACATTATTGGATAAATTAAGTTCTACGGCAAGTAATGATACTTATGATGAAAAAACAAAATTAAGAATTAGTTACCAATATTTGACTTCAGCTTCAAAAGCTTTTGAGGCAACACCATGTATTAAACGATACCTATTTTCACAAATCGAATCTAGGTTTTTAGAAATAACAGCAGATGAATGGGATATTGCAGCTCTATTACCAATGGAAAGTTTTGTTGGTGCAACTGCAAATGAAGTCCATTCAGAATCAAGGAAGAAATTTTAATGTCATTCTCACCTAATGTATTTTTATCAAATGTAAGAGCAAAAGACGGGCTTGCTAAACCATCAAGGTTTGAAGTTATTCTTCCTATTCCACCTTATATTGGAAATATGGTTGGCAATTCGATTATTGAAAAGATATTAAACCTTCCCAATTCAGTCTTTGCTGATGTAAGTGGTGCTGTCAATTCTGCTTTTGGTCGTCAAGGTAAAAAAGACGAATTTTCTAAAACATCAAATTCAGCATTATCAAGGTATTTGGCACTTCAATGTGAAGCTGCTGAATTACCTGGTAGAACATTAGCAACGGCTGATGTTAAGATTTATGGTCCAACATTTAAAGTTCCATATCAATCACAATATGGAGATACATCATTAACATTTTTATGCACCAATGATTTTTATGAAAGAAAGTTATTTGACCGTTGGATGGAAGCAATTCATCCATCAGATACAAATAACCTTCGTTTTCCTAAAGGACAAAAATCAAGGTATATGTGCAATATTAAAATCATCCAGTATGATGAATTTATTAAACAAATTTATGCTATTGAACTTATAGATGCTTTTCCAATTGGAATAGCACCTCAAGGGCTTAATTGGAGTGAAGACGGTTTTCATCGCTTACAAATTCAATTTGCATATCAATACTCCAGAGTGCAATACGATGGAACTTATGACCTTGGAGCTGCAGCTGCATCAATATTTGGAGCCGCAGGTTCAAGATTACTACCTTTTGGTACTGCTATAACAAAATTACCATTTTAATTATTAAAGCGAGGATATTATGTTACCTAAACTAGATGTGCCCATATATGAAGTTAAATTAATTTCAACGGGTAAAACAATCCGTTTTAGACCATTTTTGGTCAAAGAACAAAAACTATTTCTTATGGCTTCAGAAGCAACTGACCCAAAAGAAACAATTAACACCATTCGTCAAGTATTAAAGAATTGTATTCTTGATGAATTAGATGTCGATTCACTTCCAACTTTTGACCTAGAATTTTTGTTTATGAATTTAAGAGCTCGTTCAGTAGAAGAAGTTGTCGATTTAAAATACAAATGTAATAACATTGTTAAAAATGATAAAGACGAAGATACTACTTGTACCGGTTCAGTTGAATTTAAATTAAATCTATTAGAAATTGAGCCAATTAAAGACCCAAATCATACAAACAAAATTCAATTAACTGAAAATTTAGGTATTGCTTTAAAATACCCATCTTTTGATATGATTCAAAAGTATGAAAGCAAATCAGAAAATGAAATTATGGCTGGTGTTCTTACCGACTGTATCGATTATGTTTTTGATAATGACCAAATCTATTATGCTAAAGACCAAACTAAAGAAGAGCTTGATGAGTTCATTGACAACCTTCAGCAAAAAGATTTAGAAAAGATTAAAGTATTTTTTGATACGATGCCTGAAATTAAAAAAGATGTTCACTTTAAATGTCCAAAATGTTTATATGAAGAGGATATCCAAATAAAAGGCTTACAAAGTTTTTTCGTTTAATTTTTCGTTATGATACTCTAGGGAACTACTTTCAGACAAACTTTGCATTAATGCAACATCACAAATATAGTTTGACTGAGCTTGAACAAATGATTCCTTGGGAAAGAAATATCTATGTTACACTATTGATTCAGCACCTACAAGAAGAAAAAGAAAGATTAGAATTACAAAAACAAACTAGAAAACGATAATGGCAAAATCAACATCATTACTTTCTTTATTAGCCAAAGAACTTGGTTATAAAGATGCTAAGAAACTTAAAGAGCGATTACACTACGGCGATACTGTTGCTGGTGGTATTAAATCTCGTTTAGAAGAAGGCCAAGGTTTTGGTGAATCGTTTAGTGGAAGTTTTCAAGATAAAAAAGAAAGCATTGAAAGAAGTTTAGATCCTAAAACTATACGCAAAAAAGCGTATATGTCTTTTTTTGGTGGTGACAATATACTATCTTCTTACATGCGTGGTAGATTTAAGAAGAAATCAGAAAAAGAAAAATCTTTATCACCATCAAAAGAATTAGAAGGTTCAGATGACCCTAATGATTTAATAAGTGTTCTTGCAAAAAATTCATTAGCATTACCTGGTATGGCGAAAAATATGAACATTCTTCGCCAAAACATGGTTGCTTTGGTTAAACTTGAACGGGGTGCTGATGATGAAAAAGATTTACAAAAACAGGGTGATTTCTTTAAATCATCAGATACTCTTGAATCTCAATTAGAAGAGCAACGCAAGGCTACATCACCAACAGCTGCAGGTAAAGATAAAAATACCTCACCAACAAATGAATCATATTCATCGACAACTAAAAAAACAACTGGTGCTGGCGGAGGTTCTGGTGGTTTATTAAGTGGTATTATTGATTTCTTTAAAAATGGATTACTTGGTGCTTTAGGTGTGATTTTCAGTCCGGCTAATATATTAAAATCTTTAGGTAAGATATTCTTAATAGCTGCAGTAATAACATCATTGTTTGAAGGTATTACCGCTGGCTTTAAAAAATGGCAAGAAACAGGAGATTTATCTGAAGCAATTCTAACAGGTCTTGGTGCTATGTTAGATTTCTTAACATTTGGATTATTTGGTGAAGAACAACTTCGGGATTTAGTTAAGCAAGTAGGAGATGTTATTGGTCCAATTATCGATGATATATCAGATTCATTCACCAAAATGAAAGATTGGATAGCAAATAATATTGGTATTCCTGAAATTAGAATACCTATTCCAAAAATACTACAAAAAATAGGTGCACCTGAAAAGGTAACTATTGGGCCATATTATCCATTCAAAGATAATCCAAAAACTGGTGAAGCACAAACATCAGCACTTAAATCTAAATCATCATATGATAGTGGAACACCAGCGATACCAGAACCTCCACAAGAATTAAAAGATGCTGTTAAAGGAACACCTTTAGAGCAATTATTACAACCATCTCAGGTATCTGGAAAAGCTCAAGATAATCTGAAACAGATTATTCAGCCAATGAAACTGCCTAAAGATGCTATGAAAAATCCTAGTGCATTGATGGACACTATGGTTAATATGCAACAAAATCAAATTGACCATGTTAAAAAATTAAATGCTCAAGGAGATTATAGTTTAGGTGATGCAAAACAATTAGAAAAAGGTCTTGCCGAATCTAAAAAACAATTAGCCATTGGCCAAAACAAATTAAGTGGCGCTGGTGGTATGATGTCCAGCTCAATGAATAATGCAGGTGATGTTCTTACCAAAAAGATTCAAGGTGGTGGTGCAGCTGAAAATTCATTAGATAAAGGTGGTGCATCAATGTTATCACCATCAACATCTTCACCATCAACCGGTTCTGATTTAGGAAAAGCATCATCTCAAGTTTCTGAAGGTCAAAGAATGGAATCTTCAGCCGAAGGCGGTTCATTTTTAAATTCACCAGTTACAAATAATACTTCGGGTGGAACAGGCATGAATATTAAAACGCCTCCTGCTGATACACATAATCACGAATTAATCGGTCTGTTAATGAGAACATAATGTCTCCTACATTAGTCACAGATAAAAAAGATAAAGATACAAGTTTATCATCAGCATTTAAATCAATAGCTAAAAACTTTTTGCTATTGCCAGATATTGCTCGAGATTTAAATATTGTCCGTCAAAATCTCGTTGAGTATGCTAGAGTTCGTGGTGTTGAAGTTTCAACAACACCAGATTCATCATTCATACCTGAAAAAGACTTTGTTCCAACTCCAACGCCAGTTAAAAAAGAAGAAAAGGCAAAACCACAAATAACTAAAAAGAAAAGTTTCTTTTCTACAATAGTTGAAGCATTTTCTCCACAAAATATACTTAAAAACTTAGCTTCTCTTTTTAATCCAAAAAACCTTATAAAGTTATTGGGAAGAGTTGCAATTGTAGCTGTTGCTATGGCTGCAATTTATGAAGGATTTATAGCCGGATGGGACAAATGGAAAGAATCGGGTTCTATTTGGGAAGCAGTTAAAGAAGGTGCATCGACCATTGTTGAATTTTTAACCTTTGGGTTAATTGATAAAGAAACAATGAAGTCGTTATATCAAGGTGCAGCTGATTTAATTAAACCATTTACAGACCCAATAGTAGAATTTTTTACTAAAATGACCGATTGGTTTTCTGAAAAATGGTCAGATGTTAAAGAATTCTTTGGATTTAAAGTAGAAAAGAAAGCACCTCCTGCTACACCTCAAGCTGAAGAAGTTGTTACGCCTGAAATATTAAAAGGTAAGAAACCAGAAAAAGAGCTTACTCCTCAAGAGCAAGCAGCTGGAATATTACAAAAACCAGCAGCTAAACCTAGGGTAACTCCAACAGCACCTACGCCCACTCCGGCACCAGCTGCGCCTCCTGCGGCTGCGCCAGCGCCTGCAGCTAAAGCGCCAACTAAAGCTGGTAAAAAAGAAGAAGGTATTCCTAAACCAGTTCAAAAAATATCTGGCATGGAAGATGTTAAGAAAATGGTTATACGCCATGAAGGTGTGCGTAATGAACCATATAAAGATTCTTTGGGATTATGGACCGTTGGTGTTGGCCATCTTATTGGTGATGGCAAATCTTTACCAGATTCATATAAACGAAAATTTAGTAATGAAGAAGTAATGAATTTATTTGAGGAAGATTTTGCTCATCATGTTAAAATAGCTGAAAAAACACCGAGCTATGATAAAGCAAATGAAGGCGGTAAAGCTGCATTTATTGATTTGGCATTTAATATGGGTAAATGGTGGCCAAAATGGCCAGGCACCAAAGCTAAACTTGAAGATGGAGATTTTGCTGGTGCAGCTGATGGTCTTGAAAATAGTAAATGGTATACACAAGTTGGTAATCGTGCTAAAACAATCGTAGCATTAGTAGAACAAGCAGATGATGGTAAGGGACAAAAGATAGCACAGGCTTCAAATAGTGTAGCTGTTGGTCAAAGAGAACAACAAAAACCAACCACACCTGTTGTTATTAATAAACCAACAACCAATAACACAAAAATTGTAAATAATCAAGCAGCACAACCACCCCGTGACACAAACTCAGCTTCACAGGCATTAGTATACCGAGCCGCATAAAAAACCCCACAGAAGTGGGGTTTGGTTACTGCATAGGTAATACTATTCAGCTAAAGATTTAAAGTAGTTCAAATCATCATCATCTTCACTCGTTGCAATCTTTGTATCAATCGCATTTAATTCAGAATCATGGAAGTTTTCAACCACAGCATCAATTGCTTTAGATTTTGGTGCTACATCACCTTCAAAACCTAATACTTTATCTAAGCGAGCTTTTAATAAATCATAAGGTTTAAAGTGTTTTGGATCCAAGAATTCTTTTAATGAATGTTCTTGTTTCCATAATGCTTCAAGTTTAGCATCATCACCGTCAAGTAAGGCTGATTTCTCAGCAAACTCTGACTTATCATAATTACGGTAACCTTCAACATTACGAATCTTCAATTTAAAGTTTGCACCTTCCCACATATCAAATGGGTTAACTGGAGTTTCGTCTGCGAATTCTGGATTCATCGCTTCAGTAATCTTGTCGAAAATCTTTTTACCAAATTTGTAAATACGGATTTGGCCTTCATTTTCAGGATTGCTTGGGTCAGAAACCACATACACATTCGCTATATAATTTAATCTTCGTTTTTGCTTACGAGCGATTTCTTTATTAGCTTCAATGCCAGAATTCCATAGAGTTGAATTATATTCTGAAACTGGATCTTTTTGGTTAAGGGTGGTGAGAGAGTTCTCAATATACCAACCGCCTGGTCCTTGGAAACCATGAGAGAATACTCGAACCCATGGTAATGCGTCTTCACCATCTACTGAAGGTGCTGGTAGAAAACGGATAATAGCCATGCCATTACCTGCTTTATCTACTGTGGGTTGCCATAAGCGGGGGTCTTCTCGTGAACCGGATTCGGTTGAAGTTGATTGAGTTGTTGCTTCAATTGCCTTAGTTAATTTTTCTAAGCTAGAGCGATTGCGTTTTAATGAATCAAAATTACTCATTGTATTGCCTTTCGTATGTTAAGTATGTTAAAGTATAATTGTATCTTGTTTTATCCACAGACTACCATAATATATTGTATTTAGTCATATTAAACTAAAACCTTTTTCAATATGAGTTTGTATCTTACACTATCCTGAGGTAGAAATGAGGCAATCTTTATCATTTTCATATGATAATTAGGCCAACGAATGGTGTCCGTAATAGTTTTGGACCACATTGGAACGAACCCTAGAATGTTATTCAGTAAAACTAGGGTCTGTATATGAATCTCTTTACGAAGTGCCTTGGTGAGTAGGATAGGATAGTCACCATTGGTTGCCAATAAACTATTTGGATTATCACAACCTTCAAATATTGATACACAATCATTCTCAAAGGTATAGGCAAGTGATTGCATGACCTTTTTATATTGAATGTATTTGATATTAGCTTCTTCTTGGAGAAGATTATTTACCCAAATATTTTCATCATCTAAAAAATTAGCTATTAGAAAATCGGTAAGTTCTTGCTTTGTTGCAAACTTGCGTGAGAGTTTATAGAAGTGCCATTTGTCTTTACGATTCTCAAAGGCTTCTTTTGATGTATTAATATGCCCACGATATTTGAAGAAATCAAATTTCTCTTGGGTAAAATGCCGTTTTAAGGCTTGAAATAATTCGTATGCTTCATAACCAGTCATAAACATCCATCATAAAATAAAGTGAGAGTTTTGAAGAGCTCTCTCAACTCTTAATTACTTACCACCAACCGGTGATTTTGCCAACTAACTCAACTACTAATACAGCAAGTGCTACATTAGCTAATAAATTAACATCTAAAGTGACTTTAGGCATGTTATACTCCTTTAAGTTAATTTGCTATTTTGAAAATCGTATGAGATAGCAACGAAACTCATATTGGTAAACGAGAACTTTTCTCTTTAAGTAAATTGTGGTCCATGGCATTCATCTCTATCTTTGATTTAAGATTTGCATTGATGAGTGTAGCGGCCACTTCTATTTCTAATCCTGATTTTTTACAATGTTCAACAATCGCTTCAATGTAATTATAATCGGTGTTTGCTACGAGTGCATCGATTGTTCGAGCAAACTTATTCATTTCATCTTTTGTTGGCATATTATTTCTTTATTGATATAGGTTGGTCGGGGATTGAAAATACTTTACCTTGCTTTGAATACGCATATGCAACACAAACATTATCTGTTTCTGAAGCATAAGAACATCTTACTGACATTGGGTCAATTCCTTTATCAATGGCATCTTTAATATTTTTAGCCATCAATTGACGGTCGTGTGTGAAATAATATCCAATACCGCCTGTGATAGAAAGTAAGATAATTGTTAAACAAACTAAAAATATGGTGCTCACTTTAACTGCATCTTTCAATTGAGACATTATGTATTTTCCTTTTTGTTATAAAACTTATGGCGACCAATCTGTGTTAGATAAACCATATTCTTCCAACCTGGTTTCACATAATCAGCGTGATAGAATAATGCACCTTTGCTTGGGTCATCAATTTTGTCGTGGTTGACATAAACATATACTGCTAATTCTCGTATGCTATTATATAATGAATTATTGAAGTGTGTCAAGGACTTCACATCAAATTTGCCGTCACAATACCATGAAAATTGGCAGGTGTCTTGGACTTTTTGTTTAACTACACCACAAATAGTGGTTGGATAATATCCACTTTTAACACGGTTCATGGTGACCATACCTACGGCAATCTGGCCTTTTTTTGATTCGTGGGCTGATTCAAAATATATATTCTGTGCCAAACATTCTACTTGATGTTTAGCTTTGGGTGATAAGTCGTGATAACTGACTTTAATTGGCATAGGTTCAATCTGTGTTGCCATTACACTACTGAATCCTAAAATTATCATTACTGCTACAAATGTTGCTAAAATCATTGTCGATGTGCTGAGTGTATTAATTCTCTGCATAGAATCTCCTTTTAGTTAAGGGCTATAAAACGCCTTTGGCTATACGGTTGCGCTAGCTTTTTTGTTGACTGGTTTAGTGTCTATATTAGAAACAAAGCCATTAAGTTCTTGTGCTTTGGTTATAATATCTTTTTCTGATGGATAT